TATATTCTCCTTTATCTTTTGTTTATTTGGGGAGAACCGTTTCTCCCCTTTGTTTAACTTATTCTACTATTTTATTCTTATCTGTCAAGCTTATTTTTAATTTTTTGCGCCGACTTTTTCAACCCACTGACCAAACTCATCAGACAGGAGCTTATCATACAGCTCTTCATCGGAGAGATCAAGATCATCTACGCCGATAAAATCAACGTTATCGTAATCACGCGCCAGTTCTTTCAGGAAGCTAAAGCTTTCATGACCAACACCAACCATAAACCAGTAGATAGGTTTACCTTTGTTGTTATCAAGCAGATTACGAACGGCTTGTTTATCAGTATTATCACCATCAGTTTGGAAGAATACCATTGCTGGTGTAGTATCCACGGCTACTGAAGTGTCTGGTACTCGTTCAGTGATAGTTTTCTTGACGGTTACAGTTTCGGTTTTACCCGTCAGCTTAGCAAAGAAACCACTCACTGGACGTTGTTCCTGTACCTCGATTTCACGAGAGACAGTTTTCATAGGTACTTTGCCAAAGTATTCGTCATAGATTTCTTCCATAACCGGAGCATATGCTGTACCACCAGAGATAGAGATACCTGCCATGCATTTGCCAACATAATCATCATACACAGCAGCAGTTGCTGGCGGGATTTCACGGCAGCTATGATCGAAAGCCCACATATCGATCTGAGCGTTATCATCAAACTGCATACCAAACGGCAGAAGTTTACCCACAAATTCACTCATAGTACCATTACGATACAGAGAACTCATACTACCTGAAATATCTAGGGCAGATGCTACGCGCAGAGTGATCTGTGCAATCTTTTTCTTTTTCAGGCTAATTACCAACTTTTCCTGACGTTTTACCAGACTAATTTTTTCGCTCATTCTTTATCTCCTTTTTCAACTTCTTTTAAGTCATCTGAACGGCGTGAATCACGCCATGCAAACCATGTGTGAAACTTAAGTTCTTCTTTTTCTTCCTTTGTAAAGTAAGGTTTACTTTCATAAAAGCGTTCAAACCAATTCAAAAATTCTTCACTCATTATTCTCCCTCCATTAAGTTTTTAAGTGCAATAGTTGTCTCACATTCATCACCATAACTAGCATGGTGTCTTAGGTAAGCTTCTGCAGAAACCCAATCGTTATCTTGAGTGTTCCAACCATCTATAAAAGCGTCTTCAATGATAGTTTTTAATTCTTCCTTTGTCAAGGTAATTTTATCACTCATCACTAATATCCCATTCACAGTTGTCATCGAAACCACCAGGTGGGATAAAGTCGTCACCAACTTCAATCACTGTTGTACCTTCACTACCACCGAACTCTTCGCAATAATCATCACTATACGCCAGTGACTCGGCTAAGTCAAGGTCTTTAAACCAACGAAGACAAGAACTTCCATCCCCACAATCTTGAATAAGAATAGCTACTTTCATTTATACTCCTCCTCTAAGCAGATGGACATTCCATTAAACTGATCTTCACTAAAATCGTCATATCCATAAAAACTTTTTAAGTCAACAACCATTTGGAGAAAGCCCGGAGAATCTAGCCAAGAAGCAAACATTCGAGCGGCTTTAAGCTCGTCTCCAAAACGTACAACAACATCCTCTTCAGAATATTTATAAACTCTTATAAGCATAATCTCTCCTGTTAAATTAATCCAGCTTTTACTTTCTGCACCATCCCATCTTCAAGGGATTGTACTTCGTTAATATACTCTACGCGAGCCGCACGAGCTTCTGTGTTGATACGGTTAGTTTCTTCCAGCATACGTACCAGATTTTCTTGATCGTGACGGAGTGTTTCAATATCCAGCACTTGACGATTAGAAAGTTCAGTTGCAGTAATAATATTTTGTGCTGCTAAATCACTACCCATTTTTAGCGCTACTTGGAATTCATCCAATACATTAGCCTGGGTTTGACCAGCTTCTGCTTGGCGTAAGCTTTCAATATACATCGAGAAGTTTGCAGAGTATGCTGGAATAACATTATTCACAATATTACGTGCAGATCGCATAAGCATTTCACTTACTTTAATCATGCTATTAACTCGTGGCCCCATCTGGACACAAAGAAGACGTAGAGCTTTTAAATCAGCAATACGAATTTCCAGGATATCTAAAGTGTCTCGAATAGCTTGACGTTCTTCCACCTCATCCTCTGGGGTATTATTAAAACGATTCTCTTCTTTTTCATAAGTATCTGTTAACAATTCTACATCACGGTTCAAACTTAAAGCATATTGAGCGATGGCTTGCTTAAGCTTCTCAAGATACACAAGAGAATCTTCTTCTTTACGTACATCACCTTCTAGTTCTTTAACCAGAACATCGATACGGTTATTTACATTATCATATTCAGCAAACAGGTCTTCTTTCATACCCATGAGTTTTTTGATGAATTTACCTACACCTTTTGATTGCTTGATCGAAGAGGGATCGAGTTGTTTTGCTTGCTTAATCAGGGCAGTAAGACGTTCATTCATCTCTCCGCCTTGATTGCCACGCTGATGTTTCAGTACTTCACTGTTAAGGCTACGTAGAGTTAAACCCGCCTCTGCACCGACACTATCAATCTCTTTACGAGTCATAGCTGGCAGGGCTTCTACAGGTTTAACAACAGCAGGAGCATATACAGGGCTAGAATCGAAGACAGTAGGGGCTAACGCCGAACGTGTATCTTCTTTCACAGCCAATGCACTCTTACTAACAGTAGACTTAGCAGCAGTTAAAAATGGACTTGACATATTGCCTCCTTATTTTCTGTCTTCATAGTAGGGAGAGATCCCCACATCACACTATTAGGTTTTTGTCGAGACGGACGACGATTATACCCTTTTATAAATCTTACTTGATCTTTCAAGATCAATGCCATTACCCACGGATACTCCGTTTTAACAGAGCGCTTGGATACAGCTTTAGGAATAGCTCCTATTTCCTGCGCTATTCTTTTCCATGCTGCACTATGATCAGACCGACCTCTTTGACAGAAGTCAATGGCGTGGGCGATCTCATGCAGCATTGTATCTACAATATGCCGTTCTTCAGAATTTTTATGCAGATGCCAGTTAATAATTACCCGCTTTTCTCTATTATCCGCCCAACCAAAAGATTTATTTTTCTTTTCTCTCACACCTGCTTGCCATCCGTTGGCTTTAAGAAGAGCATCATACTCAGGAAAATCATCTTTAAATTTACGTAAAGTGGTTTTCCATAAATTTAAAATATCTCTTGTACTATGCATCTTCTGTTATTTATTCCGAAATAGTTAGATCTGATAAAAATATTAGCATATCTTGAGAATGAAGCACCAACGTGCCTTTATCTTTCAGAGCCATATCTAATACTACTTGATGCTTAATTCCACGAACATTTATCTGCGCAACATCTTCATTATACACAGTGATTGCATTACGGCTATTTACTGTATCCTTCCAAGTGTCTTCCATGATAAATACAGTTTTCTCAGCAGTGGCTTCAAGAGACACAAAGCCTTTTACAGTGTACGTTTCACCACTCATAAACAAAATAACTGCCTTATTTACAGAAGGACTTTTACGAGACGGGCCTTTCTTTCGTTTAGAGTGGTCTGTTTTCAAAAGATGCGGGGCAATAGCACGAATAAAGTCATCTGCACTAACTTTTGTACAACCTTCCGCTACACACTCTTCACACTTTGTTCCATCAATAAAAGTATTACCATCGACCTCTCGCCATTCTAAAATAGGAAAATGATCAGCTAAATCCATAACTTCACTCTCCGCAGAAAGTTTAAAAGAAGAATATACAAAATGTACAAATTCTTCCCACTTAACATGCGCGGCTAGTTCTTCTTTTAAAACATAAATTTTACGATGCATATTTTCTCCTTGGTTTATTTGTTTCTCTTGACAAGGGATACTATGAAGCATCCCTAAGCAAAAGTCAACTACTTCTTCTTAACAGTTACAAATTCTGGGTCTTTTCCGTTGACAAAAGACCTAAAAGCCCACTGTGGACGTTTTGTCTCCACTCCAATAAATTCATCCATACCATCATTAGGATCAATACCCACATAAATGAAAGTATGATTATTCTGAGATAAAGTTAAAGGATCAAAAGCTTCCCCTGTTAAAATATATTCCTCTCCAATTACTAATTTCATATTTTCTCCCTATTAACGACGGCGACTAGAACTATAACTTTTACGACTAGATGAACTACTGTAGCTGCGAGAAGAACTCAATGGGCTAGAGTAGGATTTTTTAGTAGTGTAACTACTGTTCGTATTGATAGTAGGACGTGAATACGTTTGAGTGCGGGTTGATCGCGGTTGACTCTGATACACCTGCTTACCTTTTGCATCATAGAAGCTATGGCTACTAGAAGAATAGCTACTACGTGGTTGTGAAACAGTATTATTGTTAATGATTGTGGTACGGCTGGAGTTATTACTGTATCCACCACCGTTATTATTGCCGCCGCTATTGCTCATCATGTGTCCCAGCATCATACCTGTTGCAAACGTACCGATCCCTGAATCATGGCTACCACTATTCTGTACAATTACAGGGGCAGGCGCTGCTTGGACTACCTGCGGAGCAGATTGGTTTACATATTGTTCATCAACCATTTGCTGTTGTGGAGCAGGTGCATATTGCGTTTGCTGCGGTTGACGCACTTCGTCATCATCACAACCAGACAGAACGAACATTGCAGATACAGCAGCCACACACATCAGAATTTTAGTTTTGTTCATGTTTTATTTCCTCACTTGAAGTATTAACACAATTTTTGTTGTTTGTTGGGAAGCAGTAAACTTGTTCCCCGTTCTTAGTAGCACTAATATTACCACCGCCCAAGATGGCTGTCAACAAACTAATGCAAACAAAAAATCCGATAGCAAAACAAACATTTTCAAACAAAATCCAGATTATCTTTAAGATTTTCACTGCTTTACATCTCCTTGATTAACACATTGGCTATAAAGCAAACGTAAATTGCCTGTATTGGCCTGGAAATTATTAATCTGAAGATTACATTCTTGGTAAGAAAGATTAGGTATTTGCAGACTCTCAGTTCCTGCATTATTACTATATCCCAAACCCCAAATTAAAATTAAAGTATACATTTTCTTCTCCTTATGAAAGGAGCCTCCCGGAGGAGGCTCTTTTGATTAAGCTGTTGCTTCATCTTCTTTCTCAGGGAAGACCAGACTTGCCAGTACACCCAGAGCCAGAGTACCCAGTACGATATACAAACTTACGTTAGCTGAGATATCGTGCGGCATGAACGCCCACTTGGCGTGTAACGCTTCACCAAACGGGTGATACATCAGTTTCGCACCTACAAATACCAGAACTACAGCTACTGCTTTCTCCAGGTGAACAAGATACTTAACAGCAACACTCAGTACGAAGAACAGAGCACGTAAACCCAGGATTGCGAACAGCATCGCAGAGTAAACCAGCAGAGGTTCTTGTGTCACACCGATCACCGCAGGTACAGAGTCGAAGGAGAAAATCACATCAGTGAATTCTACTACGAACACACACAACAGCGCCGGAGTTGCTACACGTACACCATTCTCAAGTTTAGTGATAAACTTCTCACCATCCAGTTTATTAGACACCGGAAGAATCTTACCAACCAAACGAGTAGCCCAGTGTTGGGAGTAATCAACTTCATCTTCTTCGCTGTCACCACCTTTGATAATAGCCAGTGCAGACCATGCAACAATCAGACCAAACAGCACTTGTACAGACCAGTGAAGGTTGAACAAAGCAGTACCTGCGGCTACGAAGATACCACGGAATACAATTGCACCTGCAATACCCCAAAGCAGAATCTTATGCTGCAAGTGTGTGGATTTGATACCGAAGCTTGCGAAGATTGCCATGAACACCATGAGGTTATCCACCGACAACGACTTCTCTAACACATATCCACTTAGGAAGAGAGAAGCAAACTCTTTACCATATTCAACCCAAATGAAAGCGTAGTAACCAAACGCTAAGGCAATCCAGAATGCCGACCACAACAGCGCTTCTTTGATGCCAATCTCTTTATTTTCCTTATGCCCGAAGAAGTCTACAATGATAGACAGTGCGAGCACACCTACGAGTACAGCAATGTCTAACAGCGGGAATCCGAAATGGTGCATGTTAATCTCCTCTTTTGAAGGGAGAGCCTATCTCTCCCTTGAAACTCATTCTACGCTTTTGAACGCTCTTGTCAAGCCTTTTTATTATTCGCCGTCGATGGCGTGAACTGCACCTTCTGGAACTTCGTTGGCGATCAGTTGGAACAGGTCGATTGCCGGAACTTCGTAATCACGAGAGGTTTCTGCATCTTTATCCAAGAGCATACATGCACCACCCAGAATTGCCAAAGCATAACCTTTGCCACCTTCACCTTTAGAGGTGCGGAACAGATCAATATCGCCCAGACCGTCGCTACCTTTACGCAGAGATTTCAGGAAGTCGTATGCCTCTTGTGACACACCTACATGACCGAGATCACTGATTACGTAACCCAGATTACCAGGTCGGTCATAAGGAGTAACAACAACATCGTTGCTCTCTGTCACCTGATGTTCAACTACCAATACGCCTTTGTATGCAGTCAGTTTAGTATAAAGTTCTTTGCTCATGTATTGTCTCCTCTTCTGGTTTAAATCGGGGAGAGTGTTTCCCCCTCCCCTCTATGCAACTAACTATACGCTCTTTTTTATAAAATGCAAGCTTTTATTCTACGATTTCAAAACATTCGTTTACAGTGTCATCATATCCACACGCGCAAGGATACTCTTCATCATCTCGAAAACACAGAGATGCCTTATGATCGTTTCTTTGTCCTGGATAACCCCAATAGGCTTCAGGAACATTTTCATATGGGGCTAAAACGAAAGCTGCATACACTTTACCTACGGTAACATCTCTAAAAGAGCCATAATTTCTTTTTAAAATACGGATTTTAATATGTTTCATTTACGGGTTCCTCCAAATACATTGCGAAGAAAGATAAAGATCACCGCTACACACAAAACACTAACAAAAGTGATCGGAACTTCCCAATTAACATGTCCCATTAGAGATACAATATAATTATACGCTAACATAACAATCCACGCTGGAATCATGGCAATCAGTAGAACTAAAGCCAAGGCCAGTATAAAAGCTACAACACCTGCAAAAATTTCCATTTATTTCTCCTTACTTCAATTGATAGATTGTCACTTGTAAACCTTTTGCTACAAGTGTTTCTTCGATCATGGCTTCAACCACTGACCATTTACCTCCAGCTAAGCCACATCCAATTAGTGGTAGCCCTACTGTTTTTCCACCTTCTGCAATAACATCATCCGCCATTGCATCCAGCGCATTGAAGATGGCATTATAGTTTAAGTCCCTAATACCCAACTCTCGTTTACTGTATCCATACTGACCATATAGGTTATACACAGTAAGCGTCCCATCTTTAACTATAGCCTTAGAAAAGCTCCCAAGTTTTTTAGGATTACCTCTTGCTGTAGCGCAATCAGCGGCATACACTTCAGGCCATTTGGCTTTAATTTTTGGTGCAATACCACTACCCATTGTATTCCAACAATTACAACAATGTGCAATAGCATCTTCTTCTGCTTCCAAAAGATTCCCTACTTTATAATTTAGCATGTTTATCCATCCATTTTTCAGCTTTAAGTTTTAACAACTCATTAAGTTGACCAATTACCTCGTCTGCCAGTTCCTGACCATCAAGATCACTCGTTTTCTTCTTATAAACTAGAGCCAGATCTAAAGCACAGATAATCACATCAGCGCATTCTCCCAAGAGGTCTTCCTTCTGGCGATCTGGATTTACGAGCCAATCTGCACATTCCCCTGTTTCAGCAGTAAGATATGCCATAACATCCATCACCCCGCGAGTTTGATTGACGTGCTGGCTGGCATGAACAGCAGTGGAAACATCTAATGTGATTTCAGGGTAGTCTAAATCTTTTGCTGGATCTTCTACCCAGTAAAGAGGAGAACCTCCGCCAATAATCGCGAATAATGGAAGCTCTGCGCCAGAGTTCATGTCTTGAGCACGTACTCGTACTTGACCATGTTCTGTTACGCTAGCCAGCTCTAAGACACGGATATGATATCCGTATTCTTGGGAACCGTTTCTTATTGACGCAGCAACACGTCCAATATCTTTTGGTGAAATACTTTTAATCGGTGTCATTAGTCCCTCCAGTGAATGATTTGAGTGTCTATGATTGTGTTCCCTTCGAACAAAATGTTCAGAGACTTGTTTGTTTTGGCGTTATACACTTCAACAGTATTTGCTGTCTTGTTATCAACCCGACCAAATCCAAACAACGTGTTTGGATAACCCACTGTATTAATGAAGTAATCTTCTAGGCGCATATCTATTTCAATCCACTCTGGTATAGACAACTCTTGGTCTGCTCGGTAAGCATGTGAAGGTTTCTTTCCTGTGTGGTCTGGGATAGGATCTTCAATGTGTAAGATAGTTTCACCAATCTCTGCACCAAGCCAACCTTCATCCAAAATATTAAAGTGAACAGTTTTCCCACTTGACATAATAATGTGCAAATCGCTCATAGTGTCTCCTTATTTGTTGAGGATGTTACCTTCAAAGAAATGACGCAGGAATTCAAAGTTCACTTCGTATTTCTCAATTTTATTATAACCTTCTGCAATACAACCGAAGAACAATTGTTCTACATAAGACAGCGGGAGCTGGCTCAATGCTACTTTGAACGTGATCTCATCCTGGCTCATCAGATATTTAATCGGACGTACAAGACACTTAGCATCCGGTTCATCTTTAATCATCTGCACGAATGCGGATACACTATTGATATTGCTAAAGTTCAATGCTGCTTCTGTATTGGCCTCAGTACCGTTGTATTTGGCGAAATACAGGAAAAATGTATCGTTAGTGACGTTCTCTGCGTCCAAGATTTCGATAAGTTTATCTTCATGGGTGCCTGTGATGTTTACGTCATCAATAAAGATCAGATTCTTCGTACCCCAGAAATCTTGATTAATAGAGAAAGTGTCTCCATCAATAAGAGCTTTTCGATCTTCTTTGCTCAGAAAACCATAATCGTTAATGTAGCTCACTTTACGATGGATAATATCCCACTCTACAGCATGATTTCCACCGCAACGCATGACCAAATAGTTAAGATGGTCTACAAAATGCTCTGAGAGCACCGTAGCAGCGTTTTTAACGTAGTTGTAAGGCGAAGGTATTACCACAAATTTCTCATTCACCAAACGCATCATATTGGCTTTAAAGAAGCTTTCAGCCAAAATACGTCCCATACGCTTCGCAGATTGGTTGCTACCAAATTTAAGACGAGAATAATCCGAAGTATTGAAGCCAGCATTCTCTAGGTTAGCAAAAGTGTGAGCGAAGTGTTGAGTTTGATTACGCATTAATGATTTCTCCTTTTTCTAGTTTCTCTAACAAGTCTTGTGGATTTTTAACATGACAGAATTTAAATCCTAAGTCAACACATTTTCCATCAAAAATTTCACTATCCCCAACGTGCAAAATTTCATAGTTTGATAGTTCATCCAGATTACTCTCTAACAAGGTTTTTGCAAAGAATAAAATGTCTGGTTTACAAAGCATATGTTCATCTGAAAAATGAATAAAGCTCCACCAAGGCATTCTATCAAAGCCTACAGCTTCAGATAAGATCCTTCCTGAAACAAAATTAGTATTGCTCTTAATACTAAGTTCATAATTAAAACTCAGATATATTAATTGATCAACTAAATCTTCATTTAAGTGCGGAGGATTAGCAATAAAAGCCTTTTCACAGTACATTTTCATCTTCTCTGCTGCTTTACGATCCACACCTAAATGTCTGCCTAACACCCACCAAGCGTGGTATTCATCGCCGCAAACCATGTTGGCAGCATCAGCGTCCAAAACTTTTTTAATCTCCCTGTATGCTTCACCTGCCTCCCTTGGAGAGATACCTGCAAAATACGAGATGATCTCTGTACGTTCATAGGCATAACGTTCGTTAGCCGTTACCAGTGTGTTCCATACGTCAAAAGAGATGTGTTTGATTGTCATGTTAAGCCCACCATGCGTCTAGGTTTAAGTTGCTATCTACTACCACTTGTTCTACGTGATAGCTCTTCATTTCAATTCCATTTGACAGAAGCATACCATAAGCCTCGTTGAAGCGCAACTTATCTTCTGCGGAATACAGACGAGCATTATAAAATCGGTAGTCCACCTCTTCAGCATTAGAGGAAATACGGAAGAAACCCGTATCAATTTCCGGCGCACTTGCAGGGGTTTTAATATGAACTTCTCCGTAGTGCTCTTTGCTCAAATCCATGAACATCACACATGCAATGTGTTTAAACATCTGTTCCAGTTTGTAACGAACTACTGTGAATCCTGCATCTTGCAGTTTTTCTACACAATCCAACATAAGATCTGTCTCAATACCTGCCTGGTATTTAGTAAGCATACGATCACGTTGGGACTGGGTGTCCCGGTGGAGATCGATAGTGGTACACTTTGCACCAATTAACTTAGCTGCCTCCATCAATTGCTCACTATTAACATCTGCTAGAGTAAGATGAAAATGTGCTTTCCATACTTCCTTTGCAGGAACACCAAAGGGCTTCTGTTCGTCATATGGTATATTCACAATTAAACGATGATCCATTTCCTCAAGCACCTCCATTACAGATAAAGAAAAAGTCATAAAGTTCAGTGATTATACCATCATCCATGTAATTATCAATATCTCCTAGAGCACCATCTTCTTCCCAGTTATCAAGACCAATCCTAGCCCCTTTAAGTGCATACCCCCAAGCGGCAGAATACTGATCTTCTGAACAGCTATTTTTAATTTCATTAGCATACTCAAATATTTTTACAGCACTCATGTTAGCAGTAAATTCATTAAAATCTTTAAATTCTTCGCTCTTAAAAATTGTATCTTCCGCTTCAAAACCCATAGTACGCTTCATTATTTACTCCTTAGAAAGGTGAACGTTCTAAATCAGTTGTTTCAATACCTACAATATTAGCAATATCCCGATCAGAAAGCAATTCTTTTCTTTGAAGAATTTCCACCAATGTTCCAAGCATCTCACGAGTGTCTCGCTCGCTATTCTCTACTAAACCTTTGGCACTATCTACTTTGTCTTTATAGAAATAATATTGAATCATATTTCCTCCAAAAAAGAAAGGGGCTTTCGCCCCTTCAAATTAATAGTTATAACCTGCCCCAGAGAAAGCATAATCCATGTAATTAAGGACTTCTTTCTGCTTCACCTCAATTTCAATGACGTTATCGCCTTGGGCGAACACAAAGTGATAACCATCACCACCCATGCTCTTAATGCTCTTTTCATCGTAACTGATGAAAATCTTGTCACAATCGTAGTACCAATCTCCATCACTATCCTGCTCATCGAGGGTAACAATACCCCTAATGTTTGGTAGACGTTCAGTACCTTCCTTATGATCTACGTTAATCTGGAACTTAGATCCTTGGAACAGAGATTGTGCTGACATGCCTGACAGGTCGAAACCACGAACATCTTGCAGACGATCTACACCGTTCACTTTCAGAGTTTTAATCTCTTTGGCAGAACGAGTACCTTCGTTGATGGAGATACCCATCATATTCAGTGCATCGGAGAACTTATCATTAGGGTAACGGTTCAGTTCTTCTACCAGCGACTGAATTACGTCGAAGTTCAGATCTGCTGACAGATTGTACAGAGTTTCGAAATCTGCAACGAATGCCTGATTTACCAAGTTTTTAGCTAGGTAGTCATCCAGCGTGGACTTAGGCAGTTTCTTATAGCTAAAGCTATAGAAGATACGACTTGGTCGGTTACGCAGGAATTCAGATACATAGCCATCGTTCTTGGTCAGAACGAACAGTTTGTTGTAGCCACCCACACCATCCAGAAGAGTAAGCAAACCGTCCTGATGTTCTTTCTCAGCGTACAGCTTATCGAATTCATCTACCATAACCATGATCGGTTGTTTGATTTTCGACATGAAATTGATGAACGCTTCGCCGTTGAACGGGCTACCGATGGAGATGGTAGGGATACCCTGTTTACGCAGCGCTACAGACAACATTTTCGCTTGCAGAGTTTTACCACTACCTTTAGTACCTTCTAGGAGAACACCAGTATTCTTACCATCACGGTTCAGAAACGTCTTAATAATACGTTCGGATTTGTCATCTGTATCGCCGTAGGTTACGGCTGGCACTTCCATATCATTTTTAGGGTACAGATAAAACGCACCTTCCATTGTAACTCCGATACCATAAGTACCCGCTGGAATTACGTCGATATCTACACCAGATTTTTGACGCAGGAAGATTTGGCTACCGAATTGTGTGAACATGTATTTCTCCTTCTTTCTCTTTAAAGTGTAGGGGAAGTATATCAACCTCCCCTATGAAAATCAACAATTATTTTTTGAAGATACGCCCAAGTTGCTTGCCATTGTTGATTACCGTACCATCTTCTGCCTGGAAGTCCCAAGTGTTATCAATGTTACGGAGGAAGCTGGAGCGATTTCCCACTTCGTGGATCACAACTGCCATTACCAGATTTGCATCAATTTCAGTTTCAATACTTTCTTTAATACCCTCAGTGATATCCCGCTCATGTTGGATAAACACTTTATTGTCAATAATTTGTACATTACTAACATTCTTGAATGTGTACACTTGCTGTGTGGTGTAAAGCACACGCACAATCGTTTTCGCTGTAGTTGGCTTCTGACGGCGACGTTTACGGAAACGTGGACGAGGATTTTTTACAGAATATTGCTGCTTAAGCAAGCTTAAAAATTCTTCATAACTCACTAACACTTGGTATTCACGAAGTCCAGCGCTATCCCCGTCAAAACCACAATCTTCAGAGAAAAAGATAACGTGTTTATCCTCGTGGTCAGCCACAAAACGCATAAAATCATCAGCACTCTTCCAAAAAGTCTTGCCTTGTTTATGACAAATATCAATCAGAGCTTGAATTTCATTCAAACCTACTTCTTTTGTCAAGAAAGCTGCATTCTCAATAGTTGGTTTTGTTTGTTTTGTTTTACTCATGATAGCGTTAAACATCTCCTCTCCTGTAACTGTCCGTGTATGCATATCCCACTTCTGAATAGTACCTAAGTCTGCACCATCCATAATACCTCTACGATCAAAGAAGATATGAGTAAACAGAGGTTCGAACCCACTATCATCTGGAATGAACATAGAACGAATTTCTGCTACGTTATATTGATAATCTTCATCTGAAAAAACTTCAGCTAAAGCTTGAAAAAATTCCTCTTCTTTATTAAGACGACGTGCATACGCAAGTACATCTACCTTTGCTGCATTAATGCTAAATGGAACAATCATTATTATTCTCCTTTAATTTTTGCCATTGCAAGTGGGAACCATTCTTCAAATGTTACGATTTCCCGATAAGGATGTTCTTGAAAATCCCCACCATTAATATCTAATGTATTGCTAGAACCACGTTCCAACCAAGTAACAGGTTGTTTACCAATTGACCAAGATAAATATTCTTCACTACTATTCCAAAAATTAGAATCAATATTATGAAGAGCTTCGATAACCTCGTCAAGCTTTTCAATTGAAATTTCTGAGTCATTGAAACATAAGTTCATTACATCTTTCATCCTAAGATCTCCTTAGCAATGGTGGAAGCCAGTTTACCATCATATTGGTTAGGGAACTCAGTACGCAGGTGTTTCATCATATCCGGCATTTTCTTACCTGATAGGGCAAATTCTTCTGCAATGAAACGCAGGTCTTCCTCAGACAGCATTTCCGGCAGGTACTTTTCCAGTACGATAACATCTTGGATAGCTCGGTCACATTTGGAAACTGATGCACCAACTTTTTGGAGTGCAGCTAGTTCTTCTTTTGCATGAGCAATACCCACTTTTACTATACTGATCATGATATCGTCTTCAGATTTACCCAGATTCGCTTTCTGGGTACGAGCGAGATCAAACTCCCCGATGATGTTGGTTAAGAGGGCAAACGCACCTTTATCCGTGGTACGTGCCAAAATACGATCTGCTTTCATTTGAGTTACAATACTCATTATTCTTCTCCTTCTTTACGATTACGAGTCAGGTATGAATCCAGGCTTTCACCTTCATACTGCACTTTGCCTTTGCACATCATCATACTCTTTTCGATGTTCATTGCAAGCAAATGTACTGCTAAATTTGGTGAGTCTTTCATCACCGCAGATGTAGTGTACCACACCTTACCAATCTTCACACCTTTTTGTTCATCAATCTTACTGATTTCACCTTTATGCCAGAACCAAGGGCTTACTTTACCCATAAAGAAAACGGTTTCACCTACTTCAAATGTATGTTCCATAGCTTATCCTTTACGTACCATGTGACTATGCAACTCTGAAATTTGCGCTCTTGTGAGAGTGCCTCCAGTCATTTTGACTTCAGGTTGATGAAGAATATGTCCATTGAGGTACATAAACATAAACACGACTAATCCGAAGAGGGAAGCTATCACTGCAAGAGTTAAGGCAATTTCCATACCATTCATACCAAAAGCAATAATACCATTCTCACACATAAGTGATCTCCTGTAGAATGCCCCCGAAGGGGCATTTATTATTTCTTCAAGCTGTCTTCAGTACCATCCCACTTCTCAACGAGTTCGGTGAGTTGTTCTTTGGTTTTTGTCCAGCCAAGTTTCAAAAGTGACTCTACTTTAGCATCCACAGAGGGATCATGCAAGCCTTTTTCTACTTCTTGTTCGATCCAAGTTAGTACCTTGTGTAAAATGGCATTTCCGTCCATTAGTAATCATCTCCCATGAAGTTATCTTGTTCTATCTTACGTTCAAGAAGTTCTAGAAGGTGACAATCTCCACTTGCACCAATTAAATCCGCCCTTAGACGAGACAAATTAGGCATCATGTTAATCTCTCCTAGAAAATCACCGTCACCATCTTCTAGCCAACTTTCATAAGCTTGAATATGGTTATCATTACCATCAAAACTATCCGCTACAAATTGTTTGATATGATCTGGCGTGGTATAACCTGCACCAAATACACCTAAGCGAACATTTTCGATGGGGATGCCGCCGTTAAGCGGCTTCTCCTTTGGGGCAGAAGCAACTCGCCTAATGTCGATAATTTCCTGAACTGTACTATTCCATTGAAGACATTTAATGCAGCGTGTATGGGCTACGTATAACAAGTTACGTTCTGCTTCTTCTAATCCTACCCACTCTCTTTCTTTATTGTAGTTTGAAGGGAAGTCATTTGCAACAACAACCTGATCCCACTCTAAACCTTTAGATTTGTGTGCTGTTGTCAGCGTCACCTTTGCATTAGGGGAATTTCGATGTGTACGTAGGGTATGAGCGATTGTATTAGCTTTCCCACTCACAACTACGTTTAGCAGTCGCTTCGCGTCAGGATCGCTCTCAGCACAATCTACAAATTCTTCCCAGTTGGCATACGGCAACACAGTTTCATGCTTCACCTTTTCGATATCACCGCGACGCAGAGCATTTACACTATCCACCATAGAGATAAAATCTTTGGTATCAACGTTGATAATGATCTCTTCGCCATCTGCAATACGATCCATTGCCTCCATCAGTAATGTCAAATTTTTACGGAAGATAATGGTATAAGGTTTGGAATAGTCCACCATATCGGATACGTAACTTCCCACAGTTGTATCAAATCCTTTACCTACAAGAGGGTGAGCTAAAGGATTTTTATCTTCTAAGATCATATTAGCCAGATCTGCCACTTTCTGACCAAAACGGAAACATGCTGTCAGAGGAAGCTCCACACCATAAGTAGAAGTTTCTTTCATCATGTTCTGGCTACCACGGAATTGATAAATACTCTGAAATTCATCCCCCACCACTACAATTCGTTTTGCTTCTTTGGCATTACGCAGGATAGACAAAAACGCCGGGTTAACGTCCTGGAACTCATCACCAAAGATAATATCATATCCTAAATCTTTACCAGATAATTCAAACAGTTTCACGTAAGTATCGTGAGTCATAATTGTTTCAGATTTAGGGTCAATACGCTCACGCCAGAGTTGTTTAGCATATGTTACTACTTCAGTAATCAACTTGTTTTCATTGATGTTTTTACGCTTGATATCTGGCAGATGCACAGCAGGAAAATGTTTACGCCCTAAATGAGCATCATCAGAAAATTCAAATTTACCTACAGTTTGCTTAACCATCAAACCAATCATTGCACGAGTAAGTAGGGTTTTACCGTTCTTATCGATTAAATTATTGATTTTAAATTTCTTAGCAATCTCATTGCCTGTACCTGCTACGTTAACATAAGCGCCCTCTGGACGTGTCAACTTATGACGGAGAGATTGATCCAATTGCTGATAGCAAATAGAGTGAAGAGTACGACATTCCACATTACTCGGCATCTTGCGACGGGCTTCCTCTGCCATGCTTTTGTTAAAAGCTAAATAGAGGATCTTCTCATCTGTACCGTTTGCCAGCATATATAGAGTAGATGTTTTACCACTACCAGACTTAGCCTGGATTGTTGTGAAACGGTTTTCTTTAAATGCACCTTCAATTGCATATTGTTCTTCAGTTGGTGTAAAACTTAATTCACTTTTAGCCATTACATTCCTCTCTTAATTTCATTCACTAACATTGGAATTAGATCTCGTTCTAAGATTCGCTCCATAATGTGTGAGGGCAGCTTTCTAAACTGCCAGTTGTATGCCACACTGCCGCCGTTTGGCGTGTAGACACGAATGTACATCATTTCCCGTAGTTTATCCACTTCGTATGAATATTCAATACCATGTAAGGCATGAACTGTAGCCGTAAGATTATAAACATTGCCTGACGAGGACAGCACTTCCAAGGGAAGATGATTAACATCTCTCGTTTTAGGCATAATGGTTGGGAAATATTCCCCCAAGAGTTCGCGTGTCATTTCAAGACATTCGCGTTCCATTTTATTCTGATTACGACTATTATCAAGATCTCTCTGCAAATTATTTAATTGTTTTTCCTGTGCAGCCAGAGACTCCCGCATTTTTCGTTTTTGATTTCGCCCAAATCGTTTGCTCATTGTTCCTCCTCAATAGAATTTTTCTACCTGATGTAATCTTCTCATAGTGATGCATGCAAATTCCTGATTTAACTCTTCAGGTAAATTTTCCATAATATATGCATATTGTTCTTCCCATGTCCATTTATTAGGGTTATCAGGAATTTTATCTGAAGCTTTTGTATTATCTTTCTGAGTTTGAATAATCCAATTAGAAGGAAAATGAACCCCACCCTTTTTAAAAGGAATATAGTGGCCTAAAGTAAAGCTAGGCTTACCCTCCAAACCACCTAATTTATTTAGGTGGATAATTAAGCTACGAAATACAAAGTATTCATAGATATTATCCACGGTATAGAAAGCATAATATTTTAAGATGCCCGTATCACGCTTAAAGTTATGCACATCAATATTACACCAGTTTACATTTGTTGGATCGTAGTTATGCTGTTCAATCCAATCTTCACGTTCATCCCATTCTGGATAAATAACTGCTTGACTCGAAGACTCAACCAAAGGTGAAAAAACATCAAAAAACATTATAACCCCTTAACTTAATTTTTCAACGTCTACCAAAGCATTTCCTACTT